CCAAGTTTATTAGCTTTAAGTAAGTTATTATAGTAATAGGCAGCCTTACAATGTATAGGCATACCTTTTACAACACTCATACCGTTACATTGAGCAGCATACTTTTCATATCCCTTAATGCCCATGACAGATGCAATTTCTGATATACTTAGTTCCTTAAACTTATCATACACGATTTTCATTGCTTCATTAGTCTTTTGATAATCCTGGGTACTAAGCATGATCTCAATAACGTTTTTCATATACGGTTTCAACGAGTTAGGCAAGGTAGTTCTAACAACTTCTACCCCAGTGTATTTCGTCTTGTTAACCTTTGCACCTTCATCATCAAGGATGTTTAGAACGTAACGTTTTTTCTGTAAGAAGATACCAACTTCACCAATACACTCACGCTTGAAAACGAATCTACAGTCTTTACTATTGAACGTCTTCTTACCCCATATCATGATTTCCTTATTCAGGTATCCAACCAACTCATCTTCAAGTTTATAAATGTCCTCATGTACTTCTCCTTTTTCATTTTTGAAGGTAAGTCCCAGATGTTTGATAAGTAACTCAATCGAGGCATATGATGAATCCGTGTCGTTGTAAATAATAGGGTCTTTCTTCTTAAGATCTTCATCAGTTAGTCCTGTCTTTAGTTTGATAAAGTCTCTAATGATTACGTTACTTTGTTTAATCACTGCTTGACCACTCAATGTAACTGATGATGCAATATCGTCATCACCAATAGGAGCGTTCTTGTTACCAAAGTATCCATAAATCGAATTGATTAGAATCTTTACTGTTAATTGTTTAGTACCAGCACGTTGTAGTTCAACCCCGACTTTATTATAGTCTGGGTCTGATTTTTTCATAGCAGCATGCTGCTTCTTCAAGTCAACATACTCATCTTTGAACCCTTTACGTTTATGATAGTAGTAATCAACAATTTCAGGAATGAGACCCATTTCCTTCTGATGGAATACAATGTTAGCTTTACTGATTGTAAGATTATGTTCCTTAATCATTTTACTAAACACCGGTATACTATACTCTTTAACCTTACCGTTGACTAGTTCCATAACTATCATGTCATCTGTCTTTTCTAAGATCTTACCAATCTTAGTTTCTGGTGATAAGTTAAGGGTAATCATCACATTCGGGTATAGACTATTAGCATCAAAAGATAACACATAGTTTTGAAACCCTTGTTGAGGTTCACCAACATACGCACCTGGGTTCTTACCAGTATCTTCACCACGAATGAAAGTAGGAATGACTTGCTTACGATGTCTAGCACGAATACAAAACGCACCATTGATTACTGATAGTGCACCCATTGCAGCATCAAAGGTGGTACAACCAACATAAGCTAACATACGTACCAAACCAATGTATTGTAGTTTTTCTTCTAGTTTAACAAGAATGTTTACGTCCTGAATGTTGTAATCAATGAACTTGTCCCAATCAACATCAGATAACGTTGCAAGGTCCATGCCTTCAAACCCAACCTTACGTTCATTTAACTCAAGTTCACCAATTGCATCAAGTTTGTACGATTCACGCAATGGAGCAAACTTACGATATACATCCAAGTAATCAAGCAATGCAATACCATCAATAAACCACTTGATTTGCTGTCTACCAAACTGACCTTGAATACTTCTATAATGAACGTTACCCACTGGTGATAACCTTTTCATTTCTTCCTCACCCATAATACGTTCACAACGTTTGATAATGTATGGAATATCGAAGAACTCTGAGTTCCAACCACTTAGAATATCAGGGTAGTCCTTCTCAAGGTAGTTAAGGAACTCAGTAAACAGTTGACGTTCACTTACACAGTATTTGTACTCAAGATCAGGTCTACCTTTACCGTTATATGGTTTGGTACCCCAAGTATAAAACCGTTTCTCAAGATTATCATAAACAGTAATAACGTTAATCGGGTGATTAGCATTTTCGATATTAGGAAAGCTATCTGGTGAATAAGTCTCGATATCAAGCAATAACATCTTGATCTCATTCTTAGTAAAATCTGATGTTTCATTTACTTGCCAGAAGTTATCTAACAAGAACTGTTGCTTTTCAGGTAGGTTCTCAAACAATCTCTTAACGTTATTCTGTTTGATAAAGCGTCTACGATCAGAACCACGTTTGAATATTAGTTTACGTAAAGGGGTTTTGTAGATAGACTCAGCATTCTTATGTCTATTATCCTTAGGTTCAATATAAAGATATGGATTGTAGCTTTGAGTAACTTGAATACGGTTACCATCCTCGTCCCAGGTAAACAACCGCATTTGTTCCTTAACAGATTCATACACTACATTTCTATACATAAGAATAGTATATGAACAATCTATATATCATCAAGTAGTAAGATATTTACGGCGTGAATCACTCCTGCCGTACATATAATTGTCATAATATTGATATAGATTCTCTTCAGTTTCTAAGAATCTAGATTCTGCTACATTACGACCATTGACCGACTCTTTAATATATCGTCTTTCATCTCCAAGTACCTCTTTTATACGATCAATCATTTCATCTCCAGTCTTGAACTTAATTGGAGCATCTTCATATGTACAAATATCTTGACATACAATAGGGATACCAAGGGCACTAGCTTCAATATACTTTAGATCACTCTTAGCTTTGTTAAAATTATTATCTGACAAAGGAGCAATAAACATATTAATGTTAGATGTGAATAACTTTTCTGGGTAATTATATAATTTAGCCCAAGGTATAAATTCAACTTTACCAGATCGTGCTAAATCAGATAACTCTTGAGAAATACCACCAAAGAACACCCACTTGAAATCATCAACTGTTTTTCTTACAACATCATTAATATGATAAAAATCATCTTTACCTTTTATTCTTCTTTCTACATCAATATGAGCACCGGAACCAGCCCAACAGATACGAGGACGTTTTTTATTACGTTCATAATCCTCTTCAATCTTTTCCCTATAGTAGTAGTTACCAATCCAAAACTTAGGAATAAAATTAGGTATAACATCTATTTCAACTGATGGGTCTATTTTAGATGCAAAATAATCTTTCATGAACTTACAAGTAACAGACATATTACCGCATGTTTCCATAATAGATTGAATATTGTTCCTTATTTCATCACTAGTAAAAGCATGTTTATGTTTGTTGTAATCAGGAATATCTTCTCTAAACGGTATATCATCAATCTCATAGATAACCCTGAAGTTAAATTCCTTAGAAAGTTTACTAATAAATTCAATGAACTGTTTTTGATGAGGTGCAGCTTGTCTTTGAAACTTAACTGCTGTAAGTCCTTTGTAATAGTTAGGATCGGTGACCATAACAGTTGATGTATGTACCATACACCTACCATCAGCATTAAGAAGATACTCAGGCCATATACATCTCCAGTAACCACAACCACCGTAATCGGCTACATAGTTAAGAAACCTAGGCATTCTAGCTTGATCTTGTGGTCTTTGTTCTTGATTAGGTTTCTTAAATCCTGCGTTCCCAAAAGGGTTCCCAAAAGGGTTTGATCCATATGGATTACCATGATTGATTGGTATAAACATTAAAGTTATTTACTCTGAATATTGAACTCTTCTAGTGATACCATTAACTTTTTCTAGATAAATAACATCGCCTTGAGCTGCTTTAACACTTTCCTTACGATGACTAATGACCATTACACATTCATTGTATTGTTCAACGCGTTCCTTAAGAATGTTAATAACTAGTTCAACACCACGTTCATCAAGACTACTATCAAACAATTCATCATACATACTGAAGTTGTAAGTAACATCGCCTTGTAAACGACGAATATCCATAAAAGCAAACAAGCATGCTAAGTCAATATTCTTACGTTCGGCTCCACTAAAGTTGAAGTATGAACATATCTTACCCTTTTCATTAATAATTTGTTCTTCAAAGTACTCATTAAAGATACAAACACAGTTACTATCCATCTTCTTAAGGTAATGTGCTAGCCTACTATTGAATAAGGTTAACATCTTCTTAACAATATATGATTTTACACCTTCTTCAGAGACTACATACTTAACCACATCAAGCATGTTAATTTTATTCTTAGTAGTATCTAAAGTAGCTTTAACTTTATCAAGTTTAGCTTCGTACTCTTCAATAACCTTGTCTAGACCAGTATCTGTACTTTTTAGTTCCTTAATATCTAACTTTAACTGACCTTGCCACTCAACTAACTGTTTAGCTTTTTCTTTAAGAAGGGTTTGACTATTAATTTGTTGAACTATAACTTTATTTTTCTCATTAAGTTGATAGATTACATCATTTATCTTTTTAATATTACCTTCAGTTATAAAAATTACACCTTCAATCTTGTCTTTTATTTCTAAATTGGTTTTTATTTTGTCTTTTAACCTTTGTTTTTCTTTTTCTATATGATCTCTATCATCATTATTAATAGAATGTAAACAAACAGGGCAAGTATCTTTATCCGTACCAATATTACTAATAGTTTTTTCTATCTGCTCATTTTGCACATCTACTATAGTAAGCTTTTTAAGTAAATCGTCTCTTTTATCAGATTGTTCAGGTAGTTTATTTTTTAATGCTTCAATAAACTTATTATTCTTTTCAATTACCTCTTGACTAACATCGGTAAGTTTACTTTTGATGTCAAGTAATTCTCTTTTGTTATTTTCTTCACGTTGTTTATAGCGTTCAAGCTTATCTTTACGTTCTTTGATAATATTAGTATGTTGTTCCCTATAACTTTTAAGAGAATTATCGGTTTCTGTAAATACGGTGGAATCAATATCAAATACCTTTTTAGTTTCATTATAATCAGAGCGTAAGTTAGATATCATTTCACTAAACACTCCAAGATTGAATATACCTTCAATAAACTTTCTCTTTTCTACCTTTTTCTTTGCCATGAAAGGTATAGTATTATTAAGAGTCATAATAATACAATTCTGAAACACTTCTTCAGTGCAGTTAATTACATCTTGAATGTATTCATTTGTGTTAATTATAGAATCACGAGTTACATCATCACCGTTTTTAAAGATGTAACATTTATTAGGTCCTAAAGTCCTATGTACAAGAAAATTATCATTACCTCTAGGAGATTTTACGTTAAAATCTAACTTAACTGAACATGTTTCATTAGTAAGGTTATTTTGAATAAGTTCCTTTTTAAGTTCACGTAAAGTTGAACCAAAAATAGCAAAGTTAATTGAATCTGCTATAGTACTTTTACCCACCCCATTACGACGGTCCTGTTTATCTTTGTTAAGACCGGTAATAACATGAAAGCCCTTTTTAAAATCAACCTTAATAGGGTCAGAACCAGCAGAAAGAAAGTTTTTTATCTCAATATCGTTGAAGATAATTTGCTTCATATAATATGATTATATGTAACTTCTATGGTTATCTACTCGATAAATTTTTTAGTTTTTGTACTACGTCTTTTTGTGAATAAATCTCGAAAAGATTTTGTGGTTGTGTTTTAAACTTGAGGTTAAACACTTTCATACTTTTAATAATTCTATCCTCAACAGTATTAGAATTAAACACCGGGTGAATAAAATCAGGTCTGTTAGTTTGATAAAGAATATTACTAGATGAGCTCTTCACATCAGCAAACCAACCAAAATAAGAAGTCACGCCTTTATCAGAAGCACGTTTATAGTAATCGGAACCTTCGAAAGCACCTTTATAACGTTCATCAAAGAAACCCACCTTCTTAATAGTTTCTCTATTAAGATATAAAAGGTATCCATTAAATCCTTTATTAAGTGATAACTGATAACCTTCTTTTAATTCTAAAGTAAGTTTATTATTTTTACCTTTACTGTAAGGGTCATCACTTTCAGTACTACTTGCCATGAAACCTATCTTAGTTTGACTATTAACATTAATATAATCATCAAACAACTTATCCTCTAAGACCATTACATTGTCATTTACGATAAAGAAATGTTCTACACCTTTGTTAAGTAAATGCCTTAACCCGTGGTTATAACAACCAGATGCAAAAATGGTACTTTTATATTCTTTGGTTTCAAACCCTTCAAGTTCATCAATACTAGGCAATGTACCATCACATACTACAATTACTCTATCTTTAAAATTGGTTAAAGACTTAAGACAATTTTTTAGATTACGTTTGTTATTGCCTTGGGTGTATAAAACTATTCCTAAATTTTGCATGATTTATATAACTCAATGGTGTATTGTATTACTTCAGATTTATTATTGATATCTAACATGTTAACAAACTCGGTTATAGCTGTTTCATAATCAACACCTGAATACTCGTAACCAACGTCACCTTCTACTGAAAATTTATTAAAATTAATGTCGTAATCCAGATTGAACATAAATGGTTTCAAACTGTTTATTGACATTGTTATAATATCCAAATCATCTGGTTCAACATTTTTATCTACAACTAATCTTACAATGTTACCTTTAAGCAACTTTTTAAGTTCATCAGTTATACCATCATACTTGATAAGTTCACTCAAAGGTAATTTTATATGAACTGGGGATAGTTTATTTTGATGAAATGTTGTTTCACTGGTGTTAAAGTCTAATTCATACCAACCTTTAGTACTACCAGCATCACCAAAATCCATCTGAAACGGGTTACCAAGATATAGAATCTCACCTTTATCAAATTTACGATGTTCTCTAAGATGAAAATGACCAGTAATTACTTTATTACCTTTCTTAAGAATGTCCTCAGGTGTATCACCGTGATCACACACTTTAAAATTATTCATCTTAAAATCAATTAACTCGAAATGACCAAATACTATATCAATGTTACGTTGCAATTCATTAATCTTAGTACCCCACGGACAAAAGCTAACGGTTTTATCGAATATTTCAACCGTTTCAGGTTTATCTATAATCCTAATATTAGGTCTACCTTTAAGAATAGACAACGAGTTAACCAAACTATTATCTTTGTAATAACAATCATGATTACCTGTTATCATTACAATATTATATGATTGTAATATATCAAACAGTTCATTTGCAACATGAAGACTATTAACTGCAATTTCATCTCTATAATGAAACAAATCACCGCATATCATTATATCTTGAATATTATTGGACTTTAGTTCTTTGTCTAACCAGTTAGCCCAATCTAACAAAACTTTATGCCAATTGCTATTATTTTGATGTACACCAAGATGAATATCGGATACACAACATATTTTAGGTTGTTTAAAGTAGATATGCTTCACTTTTTAAATAATATATTATAACAAAGCATAATCCATGAGTACTACATTAGTTACAGGAATTTATTTTAGTGATAGAGAGGGAGAGTTCGGAGGACGTAGTTGGCAAGAACAGTATTACTTCTCTTCCTTACAAAACATTTACAACTTCGGCTTACCAATTGTCGTCCATTGCGATGATAGAGGTTATCACAAAGTTAAACGGTATATGGAATACCTGACCATGGTAACAGGTGAAAACAGATGGAAAATTATTAAGAGTGAAATTGGCGATTTCAAATATAAAGATATTATCAGAAAGCATAGAGAAGCTTGCATTGAATATCAAACATGGGAAGCACAAGAACGTAAAAAAACTAATCCTGATGAACCCGGTTTCTTTCACGCACGATGTGAAATTTTATGCCATAGGAAACTTTACTTTGTAAAAAGTGTTGCTGAAGAGAATCCATTTAATACTGAAAACTTCTGTTGGATTGATTCAGGAATTACTCATTGGGCTTTAACACCGTTTAGTAAAGGTGGTGTTGAGATTAATAATTTCTTTGATAAGAAACATTATTGGCCTTGGAATAAGAATAACATTTATACCCCCGAAATCGGTAAAGGTTTAGATAACTTAATTACTAAACATGGTATGTTTGAATTTAAGCATAGTAACATTTGGTATAATAGTTACCATGTTAACCATCTTAAAAACTTATTAATGAAAGAGTATGGTTTTTCTCAAGAAGATGCTTCAATGAGATATCAGTTAGTAGGTGGTGTTATCGGGTTACAACCTAAAGAGTTTGATAAGTTATTTTCTTTCTATGAAAAGGGGTTAGAAACCCTTGCAGCTACCAGACCGCCTGAATCTGATTTCTTTACTGAAGAAATTATTTTAAGTGCTTATTATTTGATACGTAAACCATTTACTATTCACTTCCAAGATTGGCCACATGATGGGGAAAACGACCCCGCATTTGTTGATTACGGGGCCGAAAATGAAGCTAGAAAAAGTATGATTCAGTTTTATAAAGTTTGGGACATATTAAAAACACATGCCCCAGAACCTACACCTGAATATAGGTCAGCTTAATCATAATGTAAATCGTCTTCAGATTGAGGTCGGACATAAACACGTTGTTCGACCTCTTCGCTATTTAACATCTCTTCATACACACGTTCCTTATATTCGTTAATAGCATCAAAGTGTCTCTTTTCTTTCTTAATACGATTAATAAAAGCATGAAAAGCAATTGTGGTAAAGTATGAAAATGGGTTATATTTGTTACCTTTACTATCAACTGCATCAAGATCAAACTTTTTATTGAATAATGCTGTAAACATCTTAACTACTGCATCACCCACCATTTCATCTTTATATGAATAATTGATAAAATTAGGTGCATAACTTAAACCATGAGCTATTTTAGTAATCATTTCACCTAATTCATCATTACAAACATCGGTTTCATAATAACGAGCTATAGCTTCTTTAAATTCTTTAGAGTTTACATAATGTTCTTTACTCTTTGGTTTAATTTTTTGACCGTTTTTAGGTTTTTTAGCTTGCATTCTAATTGAATAATAGAATAGGGAACGCTTATATCAACTGTTCTCGTAAAAATCAACGATTTTTGTTTGAATATTTTCTGACTGGTATAAATCGATTCGTTTCTCAGAGTGTTGTTCACTATACCTTAACTGATCAGCAATATCTATAATAACTAATTTATTTTTGTTTTTGTGAAGACGTAACCCACGACCAATTGACTGTAATATTTTAACTTTAGCTTTGCCTCCTGAAGCAAAAATAATGTAATGAAGGTTATTGATACTAATCCCAGTACTGAATATTTTACTAATAGCAATACAAATAATGTTATCGTTACTTTCAATAAGTTTTTTAATTTTATCACGTTCTTCAACATCAACATCTCCTTGAATAAAGTATACTTTTTTACTTTCGTCTTGACTTAATACATTATATAGCTCTTCCCCGTGTCTAATAAAGTCTACAAGTATAAGAGTGTTCTTTTTTACACCAGTAGATAACTTTTTAATAACGTTGTTCCTAAAACCATTGGTAAATAGAAACTCAAACTCTTGTCTATACCGTTCACCAGGGTCATTTATTTCAGTAGAGTAACGAGGTTTAGTTTTGTAATGAAGTTTAACTACTTGTACCAAAGCATTACTAACATAATTCTCTAATCGTAACTCGTAACTACCTTTTTCATATATAACAGGTCCTATTTTACCAAATATGTTCCACATATCAGCATCATTATCGGGTAAGGTACCTGTAAACCCAAATTTATTACTAGTATTAATTTTAGTTACTATTTTATTAATCTTATTTTTAGCTCTTATTTTATGTACTTCATCAATAACAAGTACATCTACATAATTAATAAAGTCAATATCACTTTTATCACTTTGTAATATACCCATATTAGCTATAATAACGTTATCAGCTATGTTAACCGGGTTACTACCAGTCCATTTACCGTGTGTAAAATTAACTTTATAATTTTCAAAATCAGCAAACGTTTGATTTACCAATCCTAAGTCAGGTACAATGATAAGAGCTTTCCATGTATCTTTATTTTGTGATGTTTGGTAAATACGTTCAAGTAAATTAGCCATAGTTAAGGTTTTACCACCAGCAGTAGCTAACACCACCACACCTCTACCAAACTTAACACACTCATCAACAATTTCACCTTGATAATCACGTAATTCTAAAGCTAGGGATACCTTCTCTGCATTAATTGAAGGTTTAATAATATCTTTTATTGATTCATCTATTACAATAGGTTCATTAGGTAATTCTCTTTTAATATATTTGATTATATCTAAAGTCATACCCACATCATACTTACCAGCAGGGGTTATAATATAGGAACGCGTGGGTATAAACCATGCACCACGCCTTCTTGCAAAAACTGCACCTTCGTTAGGGTAAGAAAAATGTTCTCTAATTAGATCTAATTGATCTGAAAAGATAGTAGCTTTACGTTTTTTATTATCGTAAATAAACTTAGCCATTTAAGATATAATAATATATATACTTAAACAGTCAAGCTACTGAGGTAGTTCTTCTGGTGTTAAACCTGCACCGAATTTATCATATTCGGAAACATCGACGGTGAAATTGTCTTTTTCAAATATGTCGCGAAAATACTCAATATATAACCTATCAAATTTACCCCATCTTACTAACTCTACATAATTAAGCAAAGGCGAATCACCCTGACCTGGGTACCTATCTAAAAATGTACCACCTTTACCGTGTTTGCAAGATATGTATTTCCATTTCTTGGAATAATCTCTAAAGTTTTCATCTGTTTCAAGCACCCAACCTGAATATACATCTTCTCTAGTTTTAAGCAACTCAACAAAACGTTCTTTATTCCAGATAGCAGCTTGAAGTGAATTTCTATACTCATTATCAAGTGAGATAAAACCAAAATTTTCATTGTTAATAATACCTTCTTCTATATCTAAATCAGTATCAGGTTCAGGCATTGATAAACATCTAATTTTAGTTATATCGTTTTTGTCCATATAACTAATAGCTTGTGTAAAATTATCAGTCACTACATCTCTAACTAGTATTTGATCTTCACACATATATAAAATGTATTTGGTATCTATTTTATCTAATGCATGAAGAAGCATACCTTTAAAATGAGATGCATCAGGTTGTGGCTTAATGTTTGTAGTTTCAAAATTAATCACTTTACTATTATAGTGATTAAAGTTACAAACAGAAACAACTTTATAAGGGCAATCAGGCCAATGTTTGACAAAATACTTTTCCCAAACTTTTATAATAGGTTGGTAATGGTCTGATGATAAAACTAAAATGGTTAAATCAGAGTCTGTCTTCATAAAGGCTTAAACTAGGTACATCACCTACTACGTTTTGTTTTTCAGATTGTTTAAGTTTAAAATCTTTTACTATTTTACCTTCTTCAATTAGAGGATTAAAAGTTAATGATACGTATATTTCATCGTTATATGTTAACCCTTGTTCTTTTGCTTTTTCAAACGACCTAAAATAGTCACTAGCTTTTTTCCAGTAATGAGTACCAATTAACCCTTCATTTGAAATGATAGTTTTTTCCATAACGTCAATAGCTTCACGTTTATGATTATATCTTGCGTAGCTGTAATGAGGGTCTACCACATTAATGGTAACTAACACTGCATCATACTCATCGTTTTTTACAAACTCAATAAACCTGTTACTATCCCAATCAAGTATTTGATCAACATTAGTTTGTAACATAGGTTCATCATCAGGAATAATACCTTTTAGTTGATACAGTGTTTCAGCAGGTCCAGAAGTAACTTTAGGTAAGTAAACTACTTTAGCCTTTTCACAAAAACCTTTTATAACGTTATCTACATCATATTCATCTTTATGTTCTTCCAATGCTATGAAATAAACATTACTCGCAACATGATCTAAGTTTAATGATTCATAAGCACGTTGAACCATTGTTTTGCCTTTTATATCAATAAAAGGTTTTGGGGTTTCTATACCTTCATTAGAAAAAGAAGAACTTTTTCCTGCCATTGGAATTACAATATTCATCATCCTTTAATTTGTATTTAATTGTTGAAAAAACGCAGTCAGCTACACCTTCACCACCACGTATAGGTAACACATTTACACCTTTAATATTTCTAATATCGTAAATTGCATCACACGGACAGTATTTAAACCCAACTGCTTTCATTATTTCATAATCTTGATAATCATCACCAACATAACCAACATGGGAAGGTTTAATACTATCTAGATTACAAATATGAATCAGTTTTTCTACTTTGTTAGTAATATTAGGGTTAACATAATAACATTTCACCTTTTTACTTTTAGCATAAGCTTGATTAATTTCCTTACTACCTGTAAAAAGAGCAACATCAATATCAAGTTCCTTTTTAAACCGTCTTAATGCAGTTATATCTTTATAGTTATACTGTTTATATGTGACATAACTGACCTCATCATAAGAAGCTTTACCGTCTGTTAATACACCATCTACATCAAACAAAATTAGTTTAGGTTTATTCATTACATTGTTTCGAGTTTTTGTATCTCTATAATATTTTTTATGTCATAACTCATACCGCTAAATATTTTTTCAATCTTTTCTAAAAACTCAATTATAAGTTCTTGTTCACCTATTTGTAAGGAAAGTTCCTTAATTGGTTCTGTATTCCATGCTACCTTTTCAGCAGCTGGTACTGATAATCTAACAGCACTACTTTCTTGAATAGATTTTGTTATCTTTTGTATAAGTTTGCTCTTTTTAGTTTTTAAATTATTAAGTTCTTGTTTATGTCTCATTAAACGTCCAACCCAAAGATGTTTACGTCCTGGTAACTTCATTTGAGCATCTTTAATGTTAAACTCATCTAACACTAAATGTTCTTTGAGCTCATTATTATATTGATCTATTAATTCAGACATCTAAATAGATTATGCTATAAATACTATTAATGTCAACGTTTAAAAACATATTTTTAAAGTTGCTTGACGAAGATGGTAATGTAGCTGGACCCGGCGGGGCTTTAGGTACATGGACATCGTCCCAATTTTCTGGTGATAATTACGCTCCAGGTGATTATAGAATGCCTAAAGTATTAGGAAGTGTTCAACGACGTAATACTAAAAAGAAGCGTAAAAAGAAAAAGAAGAAAAATGGTTGATAATTTAGGGCATTGGACTTATAATGGTAAAAAAGAAGATATACCTGAGAACTTTTTCGGCTTTATCTACATTATAACCAATACTGTTACCGGCAAAAAATATATCGGTAAAAAACAGGCGCAAAAGATAGCTAAACTTCCCCCTCTTAAAGGTAAATCACGCCGCAGACATGTAGTAAAAGAAACAGATTGGAAAACATACACCTCTTCATCTGATAAGGTTAATCACGATCTAATTGAGTACGGTAAAGATAAGTTTATGTTCGAAATAGTTAGGTTCTGTAATTCTAAATCTGAATTAGCATATTATGAAGCAAAGTTACAGTTTGATAATGATGTACTACTTAACGAGGATAAATTCTACAACGGAATAATTAACTTAAGACTAGGTAAGATAAAAAAGAGTTGAACTAGTCTGCAGACACGTTAAAATCACATTGTGAGATTAGATCTGCCAGAGTATAATGTTACATTAATTGATTATCAACAGATACATTTATCTTTTGAGCAGCGGTTAATAGATGAACTCCATAATCTTCAGTTACTTGACTCACTTTACGATTTATCTAAGGATTGCAGAAAATTAATACTTCATTTTACCATTAAAGAAACGGTAGACTATTTAAATTCTTATAAAACCACTAATAAATTACTACTTTACTTTAATAACACACAATTTTACGATAGTGAGGTGTTGAAATATATAGATGAATCCGTATATTTGAAATTAGTAACTAAGATGTTGTTAAGGATAAGGACTATTTTACCTATTAAAGTTGTTATCTCGAGTAAGAGTTTAGAGTTTTTCAGTCATTTGTTAACTATAGATGATGGTAGAGCTAGAGGCACGTTAATTAGAATAGTTGATACAGTTAATAAGTTTAAAGTAGAAAATTTTACATTTGAAAAGGTTAAAAAGTTTGCAATGGTAAATGAACTTAACTTTTTATCTGGTGAGTATTTTAACAATATAAAAACTAAACAGATTGCTTTTAAATAAATATAAATATGAAGTTCGACCAAGCCATTAAAGAAGGGTTTGCAAATTACGTTTCAGAAGACGAAGATCAGATTTCTATTGGTAGAGATGTTTTAGAATCTATCAGAGATTTGATTAATGATGACGATGTAGTTAAAATTGCAGTAGAAAAACATAGAGATAACCCTAATCTGTTTAAAGCTATTAACAAATTAATTTTTAAAGTAGATAGTTTACTTGCTCCCAAGAAAGAAGAGTTTCCAGAAGATGAAATGACTTTGGGTGACCCTACTCGTAAAAATAGTTCTGTATCTGGAGTTAAAAACTTAGGTAGTAGTTACAATTTAGATGACCATGTTGAGCAAGCTGCAGCAAAGGCTAATAAATTACAAAAATTTGGTGGATCATTTGGTGTAGGAGTCGGTGCTTATGGTGCAGCTAATGCTGCTGTAAAAAGAAGAGATAAAGTTGTAGGTCTTGCTGCTAAAAAATATGATGAAGTTACTAAAAATATTGAAAATGTATTGAAAAGACAAAAACCATAAAAAATTATGAAAATTAAAACTCACAGCAAATTTTTTAGTTTAATTGGTAACAAGTATAAAATGCTTGAAGAACAGCCTGTTGATCCAACTGCTCAAATGTCTATGCCACCTGCTGCTCCTAATCCTGCAGCAGCCGCCCCTGCAGTACCAGCTGAACCTGCCCCAGAACCTGAAGTAAAGCAGTTAACACCTGAAGGTGAAGTTGAATTGATCAGACTTATTCGTAAGGCATTAGTTTTAGAACCAACTGAAGGTACTATTCCTCCTTCTATCTTAGATGATGAAATTAATGAAGAAAATGGTCGCGAAATATTGTCTAAACTTAAACAGTTTATAAATTCTTATTCAGACGACCCTGATATAGATTATTAATATGAGCAAATATAGATCATTAGCAGATATATACAGCGATAACGCTTTTAAACGTGTACCTAAATTACAAAGACAAAAAGTGATTGGTGAGGACGTTAAAATATTTTTTCAGACAGAAATTGATGATGAACCTAAAATCGTAGGTTCACTTAACGATGAACAAGCTTCGAAGTTAAGAAGAAAAATTATTAACCAATCTGGTGGTGTAGCTTCTCTGCTTAACGACTTATTAATTAAATCTCATTGGAAAGGTTCAAATGAAAAAGAATATATATCTAAAGTTTTAGGCCCAGTAGTTGAAGCTGTAGAATCAAATACCGATGTTGATAAGAAAAATTTAGAACAATTTATAAAAGATAAAAGAGAGTTAACATTTTTTATTGATACTCTCGATCAAGCTGCTGAATCTGAAACCGATTTCAACATATTTGAACAAATTGAACCTCTTTTACAAGATATATTTATTACAGATGCCCATGATACCGTTGTTGATATTTTCCTTATTAACCCTACGTTAAATAACATAGGTACGGGTAAGGGAGAAATATTAATTTCTATGTTTACTAATGCAGTTAAAGGCGATGTGGGTGATTTATATTTTAACGGTTATGGTGATGTAGAAGTAAAAGGGTTAAAAGGTAGACCAGGTACATCTGGTAATGCATCAAGATCGATTGAATTATTACCTAAATTACTTTATAATAAAAAAGGTTCAGACGTTCATACAGGGGAAGGTATAAGAGATAAATTTCAACAATCAGTAGGTGTTAGAAATGAACTTTATGATTACATTAATAATAAACTTTATAATGTAATGATCAAAAAAGGCGAAAAATATATTTCTTCTTATAATGAAATAAAAAACATTATTGATACAGAATTAGATAAATTAGATGAAAATGAAAATATAACTAAAGAATTTCTAGAAAATTTAAAAGATAATTTACATGCCGAAATTAACTCTTTAGTAACCTTTATAACACAAAGAACTACTCTTAAAAATAAGGTTACAAATTATATTAATTCATTAAAGGACTATTTAATAGCATCAACAAATAGAATGGATTATGTACCTAAAGTAAAAAAACGAAAAAATAAAAAATCCGGTGAAATAGAAGAAACAGGTCCTACTACAACTGATGTATTTCAAAATTTCTTTCTAAACGAATGGGGGTTAAGTATAGATGATATAATAGAAGGATTTTTACTTGCAGCTAATGAAAATAAATTTAATAAAAAAGAATTTGAAGAGGGACTAAAAGAAATATTACTTTCCGATAATAATTTAAGAAAACTTCGCAGAAATAATGACGATATATTGTTACGCGCTATTATTGGTGCAATGCAAGTTTCAATGTATAAGGAAAAAGAAGGATTTAAAGTAATACTTTTTATAAATGATAATACAGGTAATGCTTTACCTTTTAAATCTAAAGGTGATACTGTAAAAGAACGATTTATATATACTTTTAATAAATTTCAACAATTAATGAATAAAAATTTATTAAAAATTGGGTTAAACATTGATGATAGATCTAATGGCGTACCAATATCATATATCGGTTAATTATGAAATTTGAACAAGAACTAATTTTTGAAGCATACAACAACGCTGTACTAAATGAAGGTGGCGCTGCTGGTCATATGTATCACCCTTTTGACTTACCTGAAGTTAACTCTATCGATGATTTAGTTAATGTATTATATAATAGCGTTGATATACTCAACAAAGGTACCGCTACAGTTAAACTGGATGGGGTTAATTTAAGTTTAAAAGTAGTTAATGATGAACGTAACGAAGCATTTAAAAAACAATTTGCTTTAGATAGAGGTTCTCAAAAAGTAGAAGATGTACATGGTATTACATTAGATGGTTTAACAACTCGTTTTCCTGAAGGTCATGGATTAATTGATAAAGGTAAAACAATTCTTACAATTATGGATAAATCTATTCCACTTATTAAAAATGATTTAATCAAATTAGGTATGTGGAATGATCCAACAAAATTTTTAAACACCGAATACATTGACGGTCAAGAAAATGTTATTGATTATGGTGATAAAAAAATAATAGCTTTTCATAGTGTTAATCAGTTTGTTGAAAAACGAAATAGAAAAGGTGAATTAACAAGACCCGGGTTAAAACCCAAACCTTATGTTAAAGAGACATCAAGAGTTATTAATTATGATAACGAAGCTTTAAACAGTTTAAGAGAAAAAGTTAATACAATAGCTAATCAGTATGGGTTTGAGGTTATTACCGGTATATATGTTACTAAAAAAGGTGTACCTAATTTTGATTCAGTTTTAAATAAACCATTTACAGTACAGTTTGATGATAAAGAAAAGGTAACCAAACCTCTTAAAACTTGGATTAAAGAAGTTGGGAAAGGTATACCTAAAAAAATTAGAGTTAAAACTTTAGACGGAAAAGATAGAGGCGCTGTTAGTAAAGATGTTTATCTTACTGTACTTAATGGTACACCTTTAGATAGTGTATTTAAAACAGAAGATATTAATACTGCAGTTGCAGGGGCTTTAACTTATCATATTACTAAGGAATTAGGTCAAGAAATTTTACGTAATTATACTACTGATAATTACGGTGATACCGATAAACACGAAGGTATAGTATTAACTGATACCTCATATGGTAAAGATAACTTAGGTAACCCTAATTCTATTAAAATTACAGGTGATTTTATTCTTAGTGGTATGGGTGGTAAATTAGCTACAAATAGACCTAAAGTGTCTGATGAAGAAGATCAATCTGCACCAGCTGCTAACTACGGTAATGGTGGTATGGATTTTTCTTCTTATTTTACAAATCCAAGAAGTGAAACCGACCCCGGTGGATCTGGATTTAAAGCCAAATCAGTTAAGTAACTTTATGTCCTTCTTAAAATATCACCAACGTTTAGGTGATTACATTCCTATACCAGATTGTACTATATTTAATTACGATCTTATTTACTTCCTTAATGAAGATGGCCCTTTCTTATGGGAAAATAGTATGGGTGGTTATATATCACCTGATCTAGGAGGTAAAATAGTAGAGATAGATTGGGACTTACTTAAAAAAGATCTTTTAGAACAAAAACCTGGTATTTTAATTATACCAGAATGTTTGGTTAATAACTACCATAAACAATGTAAGTTAAAAATTGAAAATGATATCAGAGAATTAGGTTACTATGATGATCGTTTAATTGTTTATCTTCAGAAAGAGCAAAACTTTTATTACGGTGAAATTCACGATAAACCAGATTGGTTCTACGTTGATGAATTAGATTATAAAAACATATGTTATCATTCTATTGGTTATAACACACCACCTAAAGAAGAAGATGAAACCCGATTTAAAAACTTTAGATTTTGTAAACAAGGGTTTATGTGTGAATCTTTTTTTAAACTTTATAGTATTAAAGATACTTCACCAGACGAACTTTGGGAACAGAGACTTAAAACAAATTTTGATCCCGGTAAATTAATATGGTACGGTAATTTATATACAAGTATTAGAAATAATATAACTGGAGCTATAAAAGATAGTACTAAAGTACATTATAAAGATGTGGTTTATGGTAATGAAAGTTTAACTGATTTAGTACTTGGTGAAAAAGGTATCGGTATATCAATGGACGGTTTAGTATTTAACACTATTAGAGATGCTGAATTCGGTGTTGTTGGTTTACCAAGTATTAAAGTAACAAGGGCTGATAATTATCTGATTGAACATAACAATGTTGATATGTTTGGTTGTAGGCAAATTATACAAGTACAAGATAACATTTTTACTAATGCGAATAATGAATTAATCAAAAAACAAGTTGAAGAAGGGTATGAAAGATATTTTGAATTAGATCATAATGATTATGATAAGACAATGAAAAATATAAGATATCATTTCTTCATTATTTTACTTCAAAAATTTAATAATATTGAATTTTTTGTTTTTGATATTTTGTTTGGGGATAAAATAAAGGATTTTGTTGATAATTTAGATATAAAAGTGGATTATAGTATATTTGAAAAAGCATGTAACGTAGATCCTTCAACATATAATAAAGGAGATGTTTGTTTGTTACCTTATATGGAAAATCTATTGACTAAATTTAGAGAGTATTTTAAACTATGTTATATAGATTGGTATAAAACATTAAATAATAAAAATGACAGCATTTAAGTGGTTTTTCATCAAAGAGCAAACTGGTAGAAAGATAGTTCTTTTTCCTGGTTCATTTAAACCACCTCACCTAGGTCATTTTAAGTTAATTGAAAGCTTTAAAAACAAAGTTGGTCAAGATGGTATTGTAAATGTTATCGTAACCGATCCTTCACCCAAATCAAGAAGATATACCCCAGGTGGTAAATATGTACCCGCAGAAGTAGCAGCTGATATTTTAAGACGTTATGTTGCTGAAATGGGGTTAAGAGGTGTTAATGTAACTACAGCTAAAAATGCAGTAGGTGAAGTTTATGACTTTGTGAGAGAGGATGCTTTACCAGGAGATCAAATTATAGTTGGTGTAGGTGGTAAAGGAAATGATAAAGCTAGATATTCAGGTATATTAAAAGGTTTACCCGCTGGTGTAACGGTTAATATAGATGTTGCCGATGTAGTTGGTGATGAATCTGGTGCATTTAGTGCTAGTAACTTCAGAGACTTGTTAGATAACCTTTCGATCGAAAATTTGTTACCATATATACCAGAAAACCTACGAAACAATGAAAGCCTCGTAGGTTATGTATTTGATAAATTAAGTAACTTACCTTCTGATTAGAAACGACTCATCAACATTTTAATAACTTCGTCGTTTACACCCTTTTTCTCTTCATCACCCATTTCACCTGGTGGTTGTTCATCAATATCGACTTCAACTGCTGCAGGGCCACCACAACCACCCATAGGAGCAGGAGGTACTTCATCAACTTCATGACTATGTACTTTAGCTTCTTCTTCGTACTTAAGATAATGGTAGATATCAGAAACATAATCACTTGCTTTGGTAAGTTTAGCTTGAACCCAACCTTCTAACTCATCATAATTTTTAATTAAGTCAAGTAATTTAGGAGCATATTCAGCTAATTTGTAAAGCTCTGATTTAGCCATATCAACCTCGTGATCGTCAATCTGTTCCCTTTCTTCATCTTCAGGTGTTTCAACATCTTGAACATCTATTTTGGTCATAGTAGGGCTTCCTAATCCACCTGCTGAATCTTCAGCTTGAGGACCTAACCCTACACCGTTAAGAGGTGAAAGTGTAGCTTCATAGAGTTCTTGTAAACTCTTTTCGTCTTTATTCATACTAATATTTATAAATAATTGTATGGATTTTGATGCATTGTGTGATTTTCTTACCGAAGACTTTGAATTGGTTAAGATTATGGAGAAAAAAGGTAGCCGTTGCACTAAAGCTACTAAACAAGCTAGCTCTTACCTTAAGAGTAAGAAATATATGAAGTGTGTAAAGAACCCTTCCGGTAAGGGATACAAAAGGGTCCATTACGGAGACCCTAAACGTCGCATTAAAAAGAGTAATCCTAAAAGACGTAAGAGTTTTAGAGCAAGGCACAAGTGTTCTTCAGCTAAACCTGGAACAGCAAGATATTTAAGTTGTAAGAATTGGTAAAATGAATAACTTTAATAAAAAAATAGACGAATTACTCAATTTACTATCAGAAGATCGTTGTAAATCACGTGCTGATAAAGTATACGGTAAGAAAACATCCGCATATAAGTCAGGTGCTATAGTAAGATGCCGAAAAGGTAAAATTTGGAAGAAAAAGAAATGACTTTTAAACAGTTTTACGAAGCATCAGATAATTTACATCAATGGTTTAAAAGAGGTGGTAAAGACCCTAAGACCGGTAAGAAATTCTCTGGTTGGGTAAATTGTAAAACTGGTGGTCCTTGTGGCCGTAAATCTAAAAAGTCAGGTGGTAGTTACCCTGCATGTAGACCCACTAAAAGTGCATGCAAAAGTATTAAAGGTAAAATGTATCAAAAGAAAAGCTCTAAAAGAGTTAACTGGAAGAAAAAGAAATAGCATATGTCACTTAAAACAGTATTAAACGGTGGGTTCCAAACCTATGAATATCAAAAGTTCGTTGAAATAATTAACGATACTAATTTTCCCCCAGTTACCGCTTATTGGGAAAATGATTTAAGTAGTAAAACTCAGGTTTTTCCTAAAACAGCAGTTTTAACATATGATATAGGTCAATCACAAACTAACCCCGTTCCATTTGGTGATGGAGGTGCTATAGATGCTTTTGGTCGTTTAAGAGTTAGTAACCCTACTGCAATATTTTCAGCAAAACAATTATACAGTAAGAGAGATTTTGTATATGATGATTTAGGTAATGGTGGTGGAGCTTGTGAATTTAGTTCTGGTGATTCTGGTACTAAAATGTATACCGTAAACAGTGGTGATTACGCTATAAGACAAACATTTCAAAGTTTTGGTTATCAACCAGGTAAATCACAACAGTTTCTTTTTACAGGTATATTAAGTGGTGGTAATGATATAGACATGCTTTATGGTGCATACAAATCTAACACGTCTGGTGATTACGATCAGTATAATGGTGTTTATTTTAAAAATAGTAATAATGTTGTTTCTGTAAATGTATCTAATTATAATGGTAACGCTGCTGATATTACCGTGCCTCAAAGTAGTTGGAACATTGATACAATGGATGGTAATGGTGCTAGTGGTATAACATTAGACTTTACTAAATCTCAGATATTTACTATTGATTTTGAATGGTTAGGGGTAGGTAGAATTAGATACGGTTTTGTTGTTGATGGTCTTACTTATTATTGTCATCAAGTTACTAATGCTAATGCTATTAGTTCTGTTTTTATTCAAAATCCTAACCTACCTATTAGAGCTGAAATAAGACAAAACGGTTCAACACCAGGACAATTATTACAAATTTGTGCTAATGTTAATTCTGAAGGCGGTGTTAGTAAACAAGGTTCATTACGTTCAATTGACACTGCGTTAGAGACAAGTAATGTAGAAATTTCTATTCCTGTTAAAACAGAGTGTTCTATTATGATGTTAGCTTTATCAGCTACTAGATTAAACGCTGTTGTTACACCTTCTGATTTTAGTGTTCTTAATACAGATTCTAATA